CATATGGAGTTCAGTATCAAGTTGGAACAAACAACCCGCTAGATATATCTTTAAAACAAAAAGATACTACTAAAATTGTTAAAAGTATTATCGGAGGAGATTTAAAAGGACAAGAGTTAATGTCATCAAAAGGTGGACCAATTGATGTTAAAGAAACAATGGTCCAAGCTTTTACTGGATTAAAACAAGTTAAACCTCAAATGAAAAAAACTATAGGTTTTAAAGCTTATGAAGCAAGAGATGAAATAGCGGCGATCACTCAAAACTTTAATGATTTACTAAGATCAAAAACTCCTGTTGAAGCAGAACAATTTATAAAAGGTTATATAGAAACTAATGCTGATAGGTTTGAATCTTTAAGAGATTTATATAGATCCATCAAAGATGCTAGGATACTTGGTGTAAGTGAAAGAGATATACTTGATGCTCTTACACAAGCAAAAGTTCCTTCACCTGATTTAGTGATTAAAAATTTCTTTGAGCCATTAGAACTTAACATAGATTTAGCAGAAGAAGCTCTATTAGGATCAAAAGAAAGAAGCCCTTTACCTGTGCCAATAAAAGAAATACAATCCTTAGAGAGAGAAATGCAATATCAACCCATTGAAGGCCAGTTTAATAGACCATTAAATAGATTGGCCGCAGATATTTTAAGAGAAGAAGAAGAGAGAAAACTAATAGGAAGCCCTTAAATTTTGTACAACAAATACCGAGCCAAGAAAGTCAAGATTGATGACATCACTTTTGACAGCATTTTAGAATCATCTAGATACTTACATCTAAAAGAATTACTAGAACATAACCTTATATCAGACTTAGAGATCCACCCACCCTATCCGTGTGAGGTCAATGGTAAAAAGGTTTGTGTTTATAAAGCAGACTTTAGATACAAGAACAAGCAAGGTGAAACTGTTGTTGAAGATACGAAAGGTATTGAGACGCCTATGTTTAGATTGAAGAAAAAACTAGTAGAGGCGTTGTACCCAGACACAGAAATAATTGTAGTAAAAAAACCCAAAGCCTAGAAAGGTGCCCCACTGTCGACCCAAGGTCTGATTTCTTTAATTGTGCCATCAAATAATTGTTTTATCTTGTTGTATTTTTCTAACGCTTCCTTTGGAAACCCACTGTTAATTACTTCTATTAACTCTCTGCTTGAGTAAAAGTTCTGATCCTTTGAATGCTTTCCTTCCGGGACATTCACAAACTTCATACCATCTTTCTCGTAGATAACAATGCTGTCATCTTTCTCCATGCAATGCGCAGGGATTAGTTCAGGTATATAATTGTGATGTCTGCATCCTTTGGTTTGTCTAGACTCTGATATGTTTCTGTCATGCTTCTTACAATGCCAGTCACCATCATCTCCATCTAATCTAACTTCAGCAAACCTACAGGATCTGCAATGAATATCTGCCGGTAGCATTCTTCCAAGATAAGACTCCCTTTGGCCAGGTGTCATATAACTTTTGATACGGTAATCCGTTTCAGGAATGTAATTATCTGGTGGAGTTTCTGCCAGTAAAATATTCTCTGCCTTCTCCATGAGAGAATCGAACAGCATTTTATCAAACTTAATTATTTCTGTATATAAGTCTGAGTTATTTTTATTATAAACAATAGCTATACAGTGCTTAAAGTTAAACAATCCCATGTATAAATGTATTTGAGCGGCATACTCTTCAGACCAAGCACAATAACTTTCTAAGTCTTTAAGCTTATTGAACCTATTATCATTCGCTGTTTTGAACTCTAGTAGATATGGATTGTCTTTATCTAACCCCGGAAGGTTCTTGGCGATGCCATCAATGTGACCTTTAAGGTGGCCACCCAAAGCTGATGTTTCAAACTGCTTACCATTATTGTTGACATCAAATATTCTAGCGCCAGGAATCTCTCTAAGCTTCTTGATTAAATCATCTTCAACAACATTACCTAGATCGAGCAAGCGTAGAACACGAGCTCCCATATCATCTGGCATCATCCATCGCCAACGCATCCATAACAATCTTTGGTTTGGGTTACCAACTTGGCTGATCCCTAGATAGAATCTACGGTCACGTTTTTTGTTCAGCTCAACATCGTCAAGCAAATTATTGATGTCATTCATAATGATATCTCCACACCTTCTTTTGTTCTCACGCCTATGACGTTCTCATACTTACCTTGTTTCTGCACAATGATCTCAGATATTGTATCAAAAGCACCGCTCTTAATTAGATCAGCGGCCATCCATGGTTGAGTAGGAGATCCCCACTTGGTTGTAATCTTTTTCCATTTACGCACTGCCATCTTGTGAGCAGTAGGATGTCCAAACATTAGTGGCATTCTTTTCGGAAAGAACTCATCTTTAACTGTAAAGATAACTTGGCAATACTCGGATCCATTTTTAGACTTCGTGACAGTTGCATAGATGTCCGTGACAGGTTTTGTTTTAGGTATTGATGCTTTCCTTTCATCTGATAAAACAGCTTGCTTCTCAGCTCTTGTACGTTTAGCAACTTCTTTTTCCTTCTTAGTAAATAAGGACTGGAACTTCTTAGGCTCAAACTTTTGGCCGCACTCAACACACTCTTTAGCTGATGGTGAATTGATACCGTTACATGCAGAACAGATCTTTGGCTTGTATCTTCCGGGAAGTGTATCGCCAGGTTCTACTTCATCTAAGCAACCGTGACGTGCAACATTCTCACCGTAATCAAGAAGCAAACAATTATCTTTATCATCATGCAATCTCATACCACGACCACACATCTGCACATATAAACCAATGCTTTGCGTTGGGCGAAGTAATGCTATACAATCCGTTCTCGGGGCGTCCCAGCCTTCGGTTAGAACACCAACATTGCAGAGAGCGTGGATCTTGCCAGACTCAAAGTCCGCAAGTATTTCATCTCTTTCTTGGTTGGGCGTCTCCCCAGTAACCACAGCAGAGGCAATGCCATATTGCTCTAGATACTGAGCCATCTTGTGTGCATGGAGAACCGACACACAAAAGAAAACCGAAGCTGTTCTGCCTTTTGTATAGGCATTGTCGATCCAGTCATTAATAACTTCTATGATGGTTTCATCTACCATCGCTACGTCTTCTAATTCTTTTTCTCTAAAGTCTCCATTCTTAAACTTCAAACTAACTTTGCTTGCATCAATGATTGCATCTTCTTTCACAGCAAATGCAGACAGTCTGCACAAGTAACCTGCTTGGATCAGTTCCGGGATAGATACACTGTAAGCAATGTCTTTAAAGAAATGATCTTTACGATCCCCATAAATATAACCTTGTCCCATACGATAGGGTGTTGCAGTACAACCCATAACTTTCATTGGTTGTCTTTCTGACAAAGTGTCAATTATTTTTTTGTATCTTGTGAATGAATTAGGTGGGACGTTGTGAGCCTCGTCAATGATCATGTAATCAAACTTACCTACCTTCTCTAAACGTTTAGGAGAAGCAAGCGTATCACGACTGGCTATAAGTATTTGTGCATTATGTTGAAACCTTTTCATGCCAGCAGCTAACACACCCACTGGTGCCCCTGGCCACACAGATTTTAATTTTGCTTCAGCTTGTGCTACTAATTCTTTTCTATGAGCCATGACTAAAAACCTGGCGTTAGGATTCTTAGCAAAGACTTCTTTTATAAAATGAGAAAAGATAATGGTCTTGCCTGCCGCAGTGGGTAATGCAATCAGCGCATGGTCCTCAACCGGGCGTGTAGCAAACCAATCGTGTAATGCATCGATGGCATTACGTTGGTAGTATCTTAGTTTCAATGAATTGTGTTGGTAGTTTCTGGTCTTACTAAAATATTATTCAGCTCGTCTTCAGCAAGGTCATTGAAACTATCGTAGACTAATGATGATATTAATTGCATAGCATCCATGCTAGTGTGAGAAAACTTAAATGCTATTTCTACAGCAAACCTAGTCAGTGTTACTACGGCCGCTCGTGTATCTAGATCTTGTCTTGACCAGTCATCAATGCAGATTTGCATATCTTGCATGACTCTGTCACAGGTTTTTTTATCTAAAAATTCTAAAGAGTTTTCTTTTTCTTTCATCAGTTGTATCCACGTTTAATAAAGTTAGTTTAGCATCTTTTACTTTCTTATCGTCTGTTGT